GGCACAACTCGCATATGTCCGAGAAGGAACCCACGGCCTCTGCATACCCAACCATGTTTTCCTCCATAAACGCAACAAACTCGCCGTTCGCGCCGTCATAGAAAACCAAATCCTTTGATCCTCTGCGGTCGAACTGTATGGCGAAGCGCTCATCAAAGACAGTGGCAGAATGCTTGGCAATATATCCACTGCCCCTGCACCCTGTTTCTTCTTCTGGCACAATCAGTAGACTGTGCCCACTCTTTCGAAGTGCCCACAGTGCAGCCACCCCGGCGCGGTCATCGGCACCAATGCCAACGCCCTCAACCGCAGACGTTACAACGTGACCATCTTTCTTAAGTTTTATCTTCGCCTTACCCCACACTGTATCGGTGTGTGCGACCAAGAGTACGCGGTCATCTCGCGTGCCCTTAATATATACGGCATCACCAAACGGTGTTGGTAAAACCTTCGCGCCCTTCAGCCCCTTAAACATATTAACAACGTGCTCTTCTTTGGCAACTAGGAAATTTAATGGATTAGAATTAATCATGGTTTACCTCGCTTTCCTCTAGTTTTTTTTGTTCCGCCAGTGTTCCTTCAATGTAGCATTCGCCATCTTCGTTGGATAGAAGCCTGTCGTCATCTTCGTAGGCGCGTTCTCCGGCGTGTTCCCCCGCGTCAATAAGCACAGTTTGATCTATATGACAAGTCGAGCCGCAATACGTTTCGCAGGATCGATGATTCAATATATAATCTCCCGAGAAGTCGTCGTACACACAATCATCTACGTTTACCAAGCCATGACCGTCGCAATAGTTGTAACAATCTCTACAGGCGTCGCAAACGTAAAACTCATGGTAGTCTGACCACGTCATTTCTTCATCTTGTTCTATATCACCACAGTCCCCACAAGAACTTCTGTTTTCATCGTGACCATAGTATTCGCGACCTACCGATTCAAAGGTCACATAATCATGGGTTGAGTTAGTGTCACCATTAGGGTATTGTCCGGGCGGCATATCCCATTCCGCTGAACAGTTGCTCTTGGGCATTGTCTTTCCCGTCCATTTCTGCGCAGCAACTCGAAGGATCGCTTCTATTGCCCTTGGGCCTCCAGAAAATTTGCGTCCATACACGTTGGTGAATGCCATGTTGTCTGCGTCTAGGTACCCCCAAGCCCTGCCGACAACTTCATACTTCGAGTTCGGGCCAACGCCGTCCCTCTCTTTAACATAGAACACGTAACAGTTTTTTGCCAAGCCAAGGTTTAGCGGACTGTAATGGTGGCACCCATTAACACAATAACAAGAGCCCTTGTCGCAATTCATGTGTCCCAAACTCATAAACGAGGTCGGTTCACGCGATGCCACAATTTGATACTTCTTCTTGTGGCTATTCCTGCACGCAGAAGCCAGTTCAGACCATTTATGGATGGAACTTAAAAAAGAGTCCCGTTCTTTAGAATTCTCGCCATCGAACGGGTACAGTTTTTCCACTGAACGGATGATAGATTTAGCCGCTGCTGCGCCCCGCGCTGTCCTGTTGGTAAACCACCATTCTGGCAGTCCAGAGCAAAGAGACTTGTCGTTACCGCGCGGGTTACTACAGTTCTCTAGGTATTGATGGAACCAAGTGGTTAAGTTTGGGGCAACGGGCGCTTTGGATCCGCCTTCCTCCAAACGTTTCATGTCCCAACAGAAAGCAGAGGCGCATTCCTCCAGTAGACCACGATAGTATACCTTTGGCTCGACCTCAATCTGCATTTCTCGGCGAACCAGGTTCCCGCGCGTTGCCTGCCTGACCCACTCAACCCATTGATTCAACGATGTTTCACTCGTCCTCTCGTTGAACCGCGATTTCGCCAAGTCACTCATTTCAAAAAGTGATGGCGTTAACAATAATTGTGCATTCATAATAGACTCCTTTCAATTAGTCTTTAGATTGCGACGATAGTAAATCCCCCTTTACGTTTTTTCAAGTGAAAATCCCATCTCCATTAGTATTGCAGATAGGGTGGCGATATTAACTTCAACCATTTCGAGCCAGCACTCATAAGCATAGAAACTCGCGCTGGGTTCGCCCCACACTTCACCACCGTAGAAGCATCGAATGCAATCATAGACAGCATTCTTAAGTCTACGCTGTTCTGCGGGTGTGCAATTAGCTAAACCTTGCTGGTATACCGTTGAATGCATCAGCACCTCTAGTGCTGTGTCTATAATATGTAGTTGTTGTACGTTCATTGTTGATCCTCCTGGTTAATTTGTGTTTCTGTGGGTTTCAGTTCATATAGGACAACTTCGACATATTCCTGTCGCCACCCTCTCTCTGGTGTTTTTACCCACCATATCTCTACTATTTGTGCTGTATTGCTCATTGTGTTGCCTCCTGACTAATAAGTTCCCTGCGAGTAATGATACGATAGGCATATTCTGGTGCGTTCTCTCGATATGCATGTAAATCTTCCCGCAAGTGAAAACACTCAATACGGTTTTTACTAGATACTTCATGTATATCTTCCCAGCCATAATGGTAGTGGCCTTGTAATACTTTGAGATAGTTGTACTTGTTCATTGTTGATCCTCCTTACCAGGCTCGGGCAGAATCTCGTCATACCCTGTAGGTGGAATCTCACGTAGCCACCCGATGATAGATTTTAGTAATCGTTTAAACATTTGGAACCTCTACTTTCTTTATTTACGGTTATGCATGAACTACATAGTCCATGCGTCATTTGCACAAAGGTAGCAAGCCAATGCATCAACACAACCTTTGCCATCAATTTTAAGATAATTTATCCACCCACCATTTTCATCATACTGTATCCACGTGCCACGCTTAAGATACTTTGAAGGGTGGCACAAGCGTGCGGGTTCTACGCCCTTGAGGATTTCGTCCTTTCGTTTGAATACCTCACGGAGTTCCCATTCCTCTTTATTTGAAAATACCACATTATCAAAGTAGTCTTTTACCTCTTTAAGGCTAGTGGCCTCTATACGCCAAATCCAGTGAGTGTCTGCATAAGCGTACTTTTCTTTAGCCTCTTCGCTAAAGTTGAACTTGTCCCACAACATACGTATATTGAACACTCTAGGCTCACCTGGTTGTATATCGTCTGCTTCTGGCGGTACAACAAATATCCCTTGCTCAATAAGTGTGGTTGGTGTTTTTATAGCAAGCTTTGGTTTACACATTTGCCGCCTCCTTTGCTTGCTGAATAATCTCGTTAGGGAACGGGTTGATTGAAGTGTGTCCTTTGACATGGCAGCGCGTCCAGTTGCCATCCAAGATCACTGTCGGTTCCGTACTAGATGATTCGCATTTTCGGGCTGGATTGTTTATAAACAACTCGAGCGCTGATGCGTTCATCTCCGTTTGACCAATTAAGGTCTGTCTTTTCCGAGCCATAATGACTCCTTTCTGTTGACAATTGTCAACACTTTGAATATCGTCTGGCAACGCGCCAGACCATTAAAAAGCTGGACTAATCAACAAAGACTAGACCAGCTGTACCCTGTATGGTAGCGAAGGTACTAAAAAACCCGACTAGTCAATAAAGACTAGCCAGGTCTGGTGACTTATGATAGTTTCACCTAAGCCGAATTTGAAATACCCACCTCGGCAAGGTGGGGAGGGGTTAGAGTTTTTGATTTCATCAATCTTTTCCACTGCTGTCGATGTGCCTAAAGGCAACGCAGGTTCTCAGGAAACGTGTTTGCATTTCCTGAATTGATTGATATAAGCAGACAATTTACTTTTGACATACATCGTATTGATGAGAGTACTGCTTGGCATTGCGCCACTTGCTCCAATAACTATTGTATCCCGACAGCACTCGGCAGCATATCAAGAGGATTGAATCCCTACCCTGCTCATGATTCCCCAATGCTATGGTCTATTACGCCCCTAGCATGGTGAATCAATAACGTGCTATACAATAATGTAAGTCTTCTTACGCTGCTGAGTACCGTAGTAGTTGAATCTACTCGCTTGACTGTAATGGTCTAAAATGCCCTATACAACTAACGAAGCAAATCACAAAGCAGGTTTGTACTGAAAAGTATGACACGACCCAGTGAGCCGTGCCATACGAGAGAGAGAGAGATTAGCCTTTGAAGTTGGAAAGAATGAGTCCGATTGAAGAGTCTTTGTTGCCTGAATAATGGTCGCGCACATCAAGGGCTGTAACGCAACGCGCTACGCTTGCGCCTAAATGCTTTTTAGCACATACGTTGACGGATGCACCGAGCGCGCTCAAAGCATTTATTTGAGTCTTGTACCACGCACAATACTCAGATGCCCACGCTTCGTACTTACCATGATATGCAAGTAGTTTTGCATGATTCGCACCGATATCAGCAGACGTAGTAGTATCGTTGAGCCGAGCAAGTGCGGGCTGCTTGGGTCGCAAGGTTCCAACGTTGTTAAACGCTGAGATGATTGCAAGCAAATCGTTAGCACTTGGCGCAGGATTCTTAACAGATACTTGAACCTTTGCTTTAGTTGCGGTTTTGTTCATTTTGGACACTTTTGTTGTTGCAGTTGTCATCATACAACTCCTTATATTATGTGCCATAGTTGACACGAGGTAATGATGCAGGGGAATACCCTGCTATATTGTGGATACTACCATATTTATCGACAATGGCAACAGATATATCCAACTATTATTGACATTTTGGCAACAATATGCAATTATATTGATACAGGCATACTCTGTTAAGGTTCTGTTAGGTGGTACACCTATCATGCGCGAATAACGCAGGAATACCTAACATATACCTAACAGCTTGCGCAGGAAGCAAGGGGCAATACGCAACACCTTCGAGAAACATTTCGAAGGGGGGGGGAGCACCCCAAAGGGATCACAACACCCCACACCCCCTTCCCCGTCCATTATCCAGCCTGATTTACCTTGTCGCCATTTTGTCCACACCTTCTGCTTCACTTAGTTTGTTTCTTCTATAGGGGGAATTGCCTTGAGTTTATATTATTTGTGTGGAAAGTGTTGACAATTGGCGACACTCTGGATCAAGGAAATAAAAAAATTATTAAAATTGTTACATTTTCCTTGCAATGTATTGGCGTGTTAGTGTATTATCCCTATAGCAGGGTAGGTATCTGTTAGGGTATTCCTGTTTGATGAAGGTAAGTCCTTCCGCCTAAGCGGGCGAATTGAGCAGGGAATGTCCAATAGGGTAGCAGTCCCGTATGCGTCAGATGACATGGTGTCATTTGGCTTTTTTTCGTATACGGACTTTATTGGAGAATACAATGTCCTCACAAATTACTACCGCTTTTGTAGAACAATATAAAAGCAATGTCATGAACCTGGTTCAACAAAAGGGCAGTCGCTTACGCGGTTGTGTTATGGTTGACTCTTCGGTTAATGGCAAGAAAAAGTTCACTGAACAGGTTGGAACAACGGAAGCCCAACGGCGTACATCACGTCACAGTGACTCACCCCTCGTTAACACCCCTCACCTTAGACGTTCGTTGACCCTTGACGATTACGAATGGGGCGATTTGATTGATCAAGCAGACAAGGTTCGTCTATTAATTGACCCAACTAGTTCTTATGCGCAGAATGCGGCATGGGCTATGGGTCGCGCAATGGATGACGTTATCTTCGATGCACTTCATGGAACTGCTTACACAGGCGTTTCAGGTAGCACGTCAACCTCCTTGCCGGCAGGGCAAAAAATTGCAGTCACTGTGCAAGATGGTGCCGGAACCTCCGACGCTGGCTTGAACACTGCAAAACTACGTGCAGCACGAAAGGTTCTTTTGTCGAATGAGGTTTCCCAAGACGAAGAACTGTTCTGTGCTGTGAACGCACAAATGATTGACAACCTTCTTCAGACCACTGAAGTTGGAAGTTACGACTACAACAGTGTAAAAGCACTTGTTCGTGGCGAAATCGACACCTGGATGGGCTTTAAGTTCATCCACTCAGAGCGATTGAACACACTAATCTCTGGTGGTGCTGACCAAGCGTGCATGGTATGGGCAAAGAGTGGTCTTGAACTCGGCATCGGTTCTGATGTCAAGTCTAGCATCGCACCCCGTGCCGATAAATCCTTCTCGACATACGTTTACTACTCAATGTGCTTGGGTGCTACTCGTCTCGAAGAAGAAAAAGTTGTTGAAATCGCTTGTGACCCAACTGCGGGTATAACAGCGTAATTTACTGGGGTTTTACTTGAACCAGAAGCAACACGTCATCACCTGACCCCATGATGGCGGCTTCGGCTTCTTTAAGGAGATTTAGATATGGCTACTACCAAATCAAATCTAGTTACAAATCTGGATGCAGTACCAACTGTATTCAACGACGTTGGTCTTTCGGGCGGTCGTGTCCGAATTGCTATGGACAATTTCGAGGTGGCTGCTGCTGATTTTGATGCAGATGGAGATATTATCCGTCTGTGCCGTCTCCCTGCAAATGCCCGCGTTTTGAGCATAAAACTTTGGAACGATGCAATGGGTACATCCTCTGCACCAAATGCAGGGATTTATCCAACGAATAGCGATACCGCTTCTGATGAAGATTTCTACGCCACCGCGGTAGATACCTCATCTGCTGTAGCGGGTACAGAAATCCGCTTTGAAGCGGCAGACATCAACACGGCTGGTGACAAACTTTGGGAAAACGCTGGAGCTTCCAGTAACCCAGGTGGTCATTACGATGTCGCGTTGACACAAACTGCGACTGTTTCGGGCGGTTCTGCCTTTACCTGTGCTTTTGAAGTACTGTATACTATTGACTAAAAGACTCTAGGTTGTGTGATTGTGGGGGTGGGCTTCGGCTCATCCCCCATGATTACGAGGAAAATCTTATGACTGCAAGTGCTACAACAGAAGTAGATCTGGCAAACATGGCTCTGATAATGTTGGGGCAACAGCCAATTAGCGCTCTTGCCGATGACAACAACCGCGCTAACCTTGTAGATGCTCGTCTTGCCGATGTGCGCGATACCGTGCTTAGGTCGCACCAATGGAACTGCGCCACTATGCGGGCTTCCCTGTCCGCAGATGCGACTACCCCTACATGGGGCTACAAGTATCGTTTCGCATTACCGACCGACTTTATTAAGTTGGTCAAAACAGAAAACAATACAACCGATTACCGAATAGAGGCAGGGAACCAAACAGAAACCCCAACGGGTACTGACCCTATTTTGTTTATTCTCACCGATGAGGCTGAATTGAACATCACGTACGTTTATCAAATAACGAATGTTGCTATGATGGATGTTACCCTCAAACAAGCCATAGCCACACGGCTCGCAGCAGACATAGCGATTGCCGTGTCAGGCGAAGTTGCCTTAGAAGGGGCGATGATGGCTAAATACCAACTTACCCTTGCAGAAGCGAAGTATGAAGATTCAACGGCTCATAGCGATTTAGAAACATTAAGGGGCGGGGAATGGCTCGACGCGCGTCTTGGTGGGGGTACAAGTCGAGACTTCCCACCTCTTGATGGAGGCGGGGCGCCAACCTAATGCCTAAAGCAATAAAAGTATCAACTAATTTTACGGCGGGGGAAATATCACCTCGCCTTTTAGGTAGAACCGACCTCAAGAAGTACCAGAACGGTGTACGCAAGTTAGAAAACTTCGTGCCGCAAGTACATGGTGGTATTGAGCGTAGACCGGGAACGATGTTTGTTGCGGAAGTGTGGTCTGACGCCAGTATTGATCCGCCACCACGACTAATTGAGTTTCAGTACAACCAAGAACAGTCGTATGTGTTAGAGGTTGGGGTGAATGAAGTGGACGACGAGGGGTACATTCGGTTTTTCCGACTTGATGCCACAACAGGTGACCCCATCCTACTCACTGACCCAGTAGAAGGTGATGCCCCGACCATTAAGAGCGCATTAAACTTCACTAAAGCAGATTTGCCTGATATGCAGTTTGCACAATCGGCAGACATTCTTTACATCTTCTCAGAAAACCACGAAATGCGGAAACTGAGTAGGAATAGCATAGATGACGATGAAGCAACAAGTTGGGATTATGAAGTTTGTGTGTATAATGACGGTCCCTACCTACCGATGAACTCGGACGAAGATATATACCTGAAGCAAGCGGGGTCTGGGGGAGCAGGAGACAGTTGCGGCTTCTCCTTTGAAAATGGAGCAGGGTTATCAGTCGATGTACTAGAGTACGATGGAGCCCTTGCTGCTAATGCTCAAAAGGACGTGGGGCGGCTCATTCGCATTGAAGATGATGCACTCGGATTCCCAATAGAAGCATTCACAGCCGGAACTTGGGATACAACTGACCCTGATGCGCCGCTTTGGGACCCTCCGGCCACCATAACGGTAGGAGAAGATGAGAATGAAGTTAAAATGTATAGCCTTGTTGGTGAAGAGGGGGAAGAAGGCAAGCGGATTGAGTTTCTGAAAGTATCGTTTGGTATTCCAGAATTAAACGATACGGTGTATATAGGCAGGAACTTTACAGAAGTAACGGAAACCTCAACTAAGTTTGATTTGTACCACCCAGACACAGGAGAAGGCATCGGGTTTCCTTACCTGGTAGATGATAACCCCCTTCTTTCTGCGAACATAGACGGCACTGCCCGTTACGAGAAAGCATCACACATAGGATGGGGGAGAATAGCGACTATAACCTCTGCGTCTGCATGTACCGTCACCATAGAAGATGAAACACCAAACATGTCTGGCTCACGAACACGCAATTGGCGCTTGGGCGCTTGGTCAGAAACACAAGGATACCCACGGACGGGGCGTTTTTATCAAAACCGTCTCTGGTCAGCATCATCTAAAACAGAACCTCAAACACTTTGGTCATCAGGGACAGGCGCATATAATTGTTACAGCCCCTCCACTGTGAGAGAGGGCGTAGTCTTAGATGAAAGCGCAATAACAGTTACGTTAAGTGATTCTCTGGTAAACAAGATAAACTTTTTAGAGGGAGATACAGCAGGACTTGTTGTGCTTACCACTGGCGGTGAGTGGCTAGGCAGGGGGACAAACCCACAATCCGCCCTCACACCGACAGACTTAGGATTCCAAAAGAGTAGTTACTACGGTTCTATTAGCACGATTCACCCCCTGCGAGCAGGGACATCTGTTCTGTTTGCACAGAGAGATGCTAGGGTAATCAGAGAACTAACCTACGAGTTTGGGCAAGACAGGTTTACAGCACCAAACATTACCTTACTCTCAGAGCATATAACAAAAGACGGCATTATTGATTCTGCATATCAAAGCGGGGTGTCAAACCGTTTATGGTATGTCCGCAAAGATGGTTCAATGCTAACCATGTCGTACGAAAAGGCCGAGGAGGTCATGGGCTGGGCAGAACACACCCTAGCACCCTCAGCAGCAGGAGTAAAAGCGGAAGTACTGTCAGTTGGAGTTACACTAGACGATGAAATAGATAACGTGTGGGTCTTGGTTAAACGAGATGTAGACGGGACAAGCAGATATTATGTGGAGATGCTAGATACAGGGCTACAATCGTATGAGGACCATGAATACGCATTTTATGTAGATTGTGGTGTAAAGGGGTACTCTGCATCGCCCGCGCATGGGTGGAGTGGATTGCTACATTTGGCAGGGGAAAATG